AACAATAATACCAATAGTAATACCAACGTAAATACGAATGCCAATACTAATGTTAGTACTAATCAAAATACAAATATAAATACAGCAACAAACACTAACAACAACACTAACAACAACACTAACAATAATACCTCAAGTTCAAATAATGTTAACGCAAACACCAATGTTAATACCTCAAATTCAACATCTAACTCAACAGTAAATTCAACAGTAAATCAAAATGTCACTAATTCAAGCACTTCGAATAATACTAACGTCAACACTTCGAATAATACAAATGTCAATACTTCAAAATCGGATTCAAATGTTACAACTAATAACAAGAATGTTAATCAAAATAACAACAAATCTGATAATACGAATAGAAACATTAACGAATCAAATTCGACTCAAACTATAAATCAGAACGTAAAAAGCGAAGCTCCTCCTGCTTCAGCTATCGCCCCATCTATAATGTCTTATTCACAAGACTTATGTACCGTAGGGAGATCCGCAGCTTTTCAAGGGCAGATATTTGGGTTCTCAGGCGGAAAAACAATTACAGATCAAAACTGTGAACGGTTAAAGCTTTCTAAGTATCTTTACGATACTGGAATGAAAGTAGCGTCTGTTAGTATTCTTTGTCAAGACGAAAGAGTATTTAAGGCTATGGAAATGGCTGGTACGCCTTGTCCATATAAAGGAAAGATTGGAGTAGAAGCCACTAAAGCCTGGGCAGACAACGCATCTAAAAGGCCAGATGCTAAAGAGCAAGAAGAACTTTTTATACAGCAATGCACAAACAATAGAAACCCTAACAGAGACAAGATAAACAAAGATGTTGTTGGGGCAGTCAAGGTTCTTTACACAACTAAAACTAAAACTAACAAGCAATGCAAAAAAGAATTTTATGCTACACAGTAGCATGTCTATTTAGTCTTAATTTATATAGTAATTATATTTATGAAGGCAATCAATCCTTAATAGATCTAACCAATCAATCAGGTACAACCAATCTAAAATCTGGAGATGACCAAGTTTCGGCGGCTTTTAACCTAGGTTTTACATTTAAGTTTTATGGCGAAGAGTTTACTCAAGCCCGTATGGCTACCAACGGTTGTTTGCATTTTAAAACTTCAGGTGCTTTTTGTAACGACTACACAGCAGACCCAATAGCCAGTCAGTACACATACACGCTACTACCATTTTGGACTGATCTAATAAGAGATAATGATTCTAGTATGTTAGCTAAGAGCTTCGATGAGAAGACGGTGTTTGGTTGGTATAATATGCAAGAGTATGCTAATTCTGGTTCAGATAACAGCTTTGAGGTTATACTTTGGCGCAACAGCAACTTTGATTTTAGATATGGTGCATTAGATATTATTAATCACGATGTCTCAATTGGAGAGGTTGGCAGTGGCAGCTCACAGGTTTACCAATACCTGTTTCACGACGAATGCAACACAGGCTCTACTAATTTAGGTAATTGTGTAAACACAAACTGGAACGATACCTCTGCTAACAATCTGTTAGAAAATGGTGGCTCTTTATTTGGTTCAGGAACAGGCAACTCTGTTGACTGTAGTAATGCTTTAAATGATTCCAGTTGTAGTGGGTATGCTGATGCTTATCAAACTCAACAATGTGATATCAATCAGCTTTATAATGAATCTTGCCCTTTATACTGGGAAGCGTATGACGATCAACAATGTGACCAAGATCCACAGTATGCACCTTTTTGTAGAGGTTATAGTCAACAAGATTCTGTAGCTTTTTTTAACGAAGAAACAGACTATGGATTTTCTGAAGAAGATATGTGGTATGACGAAGAATTTGATGAATGGCTAGACCCTAATGATCCATGCTATCAAAACAACTGCGCAGATTTTACTGATGCTGACTGGTACGAATTAGATGTAGAACAATTTGGACAAGAGCAAGTAGATGATTGGATGGGTTCAGACATAAGTTTTAGTGATGATGGGATGATAAATTTTGAGACTACACTTATAACGTCTTATGATGATGTAGATGTAATGATGGATGTATGGGATGTAGGACAAGAACAAATGCATCATCACCCAGATGAAATATTATTAGAAGAATTTTTATTTCAAGAAAACTTTTTGGTAGAGGATTACAGAGAGCCAGAAACATTTATAGAATTTAATAATGCAGAAGAACTAGAGGAATGGTTTGAAGACGAAACAAACGAAAATTTTGAAGAAAGACCAGAAGAAGAGTTTGTTTTAGAAGATGAACCTGAAGAAGAGTTTATAGAAGAAATATTTGAAGAAGAAGCTGTTGAAGAAATATTTGAGGCCATAGAAGAGCGTATGGTTGAAGCAGAAATAGAAGAAGAAAGAATTGAAAGAGAAGAAGTAGCAGAAGAGTTTGAAGAAAACTTTGTTGAAGAGTTT